CCGTGGCGGCGAATGCCGGCGCCTATGCGCTGGGCCGCAAGACCGATGAGCTGATCATCGCCGCCTTCGACAGCGCGACGCATGAGGCGATCGGCACCAGCAGCGGCGAGACCGACAATGACGGCCTGACCCGCGCCAAGGTGCTGCTGGCCTTCCAGGCGCTGGGCGATGCCGATGTGCCGGATGACGGCAATCGCTTCGCGGTGGTCGGCTGGAAGCAGTGGAGCGAGCTGCTGACCATCCAGGAATTCGCCAATGCGCAGTATGTCGGCGATGAGGCGCTGCCGTGGAAGGGCACCCAGGCGAAGCGCTGGCTCGGCGCGCTCTGGATCCCGCACAGCGGCCTGACCAAGAATGGCGCGCTGCGTTACTGCTACTTCTACCACAAGACGGCGATCGGCCATGCCGCGGCGGCGGAGATCACCACCGACGTCACCTGGCACGGCGACCGCGCCGCGCATTTCGTCAACACCATGATGAGCCAGGGCGCGGTGCTGGTGGACAACGCCGGCGTCGTACGGATGCGCGCCAAGGAATAGTTGCGGATGCGCGCGCAGAAATCGTCGCGCATGCGCGCGAAGGAATAGTCGCGGATGTGCGCGACGGCGCGACGCTGAGCCGCCATCGCCGTCGCGCGCGCGCCGGCACCCCCACCCGCCGGGTGGGGGTGCGCCTGTTTCCCCTCCCTGTCCGGAGCCCCCCATGGCCCTCTCCGCCCTCGCGCTCTGCTCGCGCGCGTTGCTGAAGATCGGCGCCCAGCCGATTGCCTCGCTCGACGAAGGCACCGCCGAGGCCGAGGTCGCGGCCAATCTCTATCCGGCGATGCGTGACGCGCTGCTCTCGCTGCATCCCTGGAGCTTCGCCACGGCGCAGATCAGCCTGCCGCGACTCTCGGCCCGGCCGGCGGCGGATTTCGATTACGCCTTCCAGCTGCCGGCGGATTTCCTGCGCGCCCTGTCGGCGGGCAGCCCCGGCGCCGGGCGCGGCCTGATCTACCGCATCCTTGAGGACCGGCTGCACTGCAGCGCGGCGCAGGTCACGCTCTCCTACATCTTCCGCCCGGCCGAGAGCGCCTTCCCGCCCTTCTTCGCCGCGGCGCTGGCGACGCGCCTCGCCGCCGAATTCTGCATCCCGCTGACCGAGAACACCTCCCGCACCCAGCTGCTCTTCGCCCAGGCCGAGAACGACCTGCGCGCCGCCCGTCTGGCCGACAGCCAGCAGGCCACCCCACGGGCGATCGATGATTTCCCGCTGCTGAGCGTGCGGGGCTGAGCATGGCCCAGTCCCGCACCCTCAAGACCAGCTTCACCGCCGGCGAGGTGGCGCCGGAGCTGCTCGGCCGCCCGGATCTGCGGGCCTGGGCGAATGGCGCCCGGATGCTGCGCAACGTCTTCATCCAGCCGACCGGCGGCCTCACCCGCCGCCCCGGGCTGCGCCATGTCGCGCTGCTGCCCGGCGCGGCGCGGCTGATCGCCTTCGAGTTCAACACCGAGCAGAGTTATCTGCTGGTGCTGACCACGGGGCAGCTGCAGGTCTTCATCGGCGATGCGCAGGTGGCGCAGCTGCCCGGTGCCTGGACCGCGGCGATGCTGCCGCAGCTCGCCTTCACCCGGAGCGCCGATACGCTGCTGATCTGCCATCCTGAGATGGTGCCGCAGCGCATCACCCGCACCAGCCACATCAGCTGGAGCGTCACGCCCTGGAGCTTCATCCACGAGCCTTTCCACCGCTTCGCTGATGAGGCCATCACGCTGACACCAGCGGCCACCGCCGGCAGCATCGGCCTGACCGCCTCGGCCGCGGTGTTCCAGCCTGGCCATGTCGGTACCCGCTTCCGCATCGGCGGCCAGCGTATGCGCATCACCGCCGTCGCCTCCACCACCCAGGCCACGGCCATGGTGGAGGATGCGCTGGCCGGGACCACCGCCACGGCGGATTGGGACGAGGCCGCCTTCTCCCCGGTGCGCGGCTGGCCGGTGTGCCTGTGCTTCCACCAGGACCGGCTGGTCATCGGCGGCTCGCGCGATCTGCCGAACCGGCTGTGGCTGTCGCAATCGGGCGATCTGTTCAACTTCGACACCGGCACCGGCCTGGACGACCAGGCGATCGCCTTCGGCTTGGTCTCGGACCAGGTGAATGCGATCCGTGGCGTCTTCTCCGGCCTGCATCTGCAGGTCTTCACCTCCGGCACCGAATGGATGGTGAGCGGTGCGCCGCTGACACCCGCCAGCATCCAGCTCAACCGCCAGACCAGGGTCGGCTCGCCGGTCACGCGCATGCTGCCGCCGGTGGATGTCGATGGCGCGACCATCTTCGTCTCGCGCAGCGGTCGCGGCGTCTTCGAATTCGCCTACACCGATCTGCAGCAGCTCTACCAGGCGAATGACCTGGCGCTGGCTGCGCAGCATCTGGTGCGCGACCCGGTCGCGCTCTGCTACGACCAGACGCGGCGGCTGCTGCATGTCGCCATGGCCGATGGCGCGCTGGCCACGCTCACGCTCTACCGCGCCGAGCAGGTCACCGCCTGGACACGGCAGGAAACCGACGGCGCCTTCCGCTCCCTCGCCGAGATCGAGGGTGTGGTCTGGGCCACGGTCGAGCGCGGTGGCACGCTGCGGCTGGAACGCTTCGACGATGCGCTGGCGCTGGATGCCGCGCTGACCGGCAGCGCCGCCACATCGCAGGCGCATTGGTCCGGCCTCGGGCATCTGGATGGCCGCGGCATCCGGCTGGTGGCCGATGGCGCCCCGCGCGAAGGCGCGATCGTCGTCGATGGCGCGGTGGAACTCGACCCGCCGGCGCTGACGCTGCAGGCCGGTCTCGGCTTCCGCCATGTGATCGAGCCGCTACCGCCGGATCTCACCTCGGCGGTCGGCGTCCGCGCCGCACCGCTGCGGCTGGTTTCCGTCACCTTCCGGCTGCTGGAGACGGCGGCGCTGGCGGTCGATCTCGGCCGAGGCAGCGCGCCGGTCGCCTTCCGCCGGCTCGGCACGCCGCTGCTCGACGCGGCGCCGCAGCGCTTCACCGGCGATGTCCGGCTGCGCGCCATCGGCTGGCAGCGCGATGCGATGAAGCCGCTGTGGCGGATCGAAGACGATACGCCGCTCCCCATGACCCTGCTTTCCGTCACCACCGAGACGAGGATCACCGACTGATGGCCGCACTCGCCCCGCTCGCCACCCTGGTCGGGGCGGGTGCCTCCGTCTACGGCACCGTCCGCCAGGTCCAGGCGCAGCATGCCAACAACCGCGCCCAGGCGCAGGTCAGCCAGACCCAGGAAGCCGCGCGGCAGGATGCGCTGCGGGTGCAGCAGGAGGAGCAGACGCGCCAGCGCCAGCAGGCCCTGGCGCGCACCCTGGCCACCACCCGCGCCCGCCTCGCCGCCAGTGGGCTGCGACCGGATGAAGGATCGGGCGCCGCGGTCGCCGCGGGGCTGCGGCAGGATGCGGCGGCGGCCCAGAGCGCCGATGACGCGACCTACCGCGCCCGGCTGGCGCAGGGCCGCAGCAGCCTGCTGAGCCCCGACGGCACCGTCACCGCCCTGCTGCAGAGCGGCCGCACCTTCGGCCTCGTCGCCCGCAGCCTGCTGGATTGACCTCCGCGACCCTGAACCTTGTCGGGTTCGGGGCACCGCATCCGCGGGCCTTGGCTGCACGCCGCCGCACAACTTCGGCTGCGTGCCGCCGCACGGCCTTGGCTGCGCGCCGCTGCACGACCTCGGCTGCGCGCCGCCGCACGACATGCATTGGAGCCCATCATGGACGAGCACATCAGGATAGGCGACGTCGCGCCGCGCGTGCAGTACGTGGCCGACGGCGTCCAGACCAGCTTCACCTACCCCTTCCCGATCTTCGCCGAGACCGACCTCGAAGTCCGGTTGGACGGGCTGCTGCAGGCCTCCGGCTATGTCGTCTCCGGCGCCGGCCAGAGCACCGGCGGTAGCGTCGACTTCATCCAGCCCCCACTCGGCACCGCCCTGGTGACGCTGCGCCGCAACCTGGTGGTCGCCCGCACGACCGATTTCCAGGAGAACGGCATCCTCCGCGCCCGCACGCTGAACGACGAGCTGGACTACCAGGTCGCCGCGCTGCAGGAGGTGAAGGAGGAGATCGGCAGCGCGCTGCATCTCGACCCATC